TTACTTCTGAACCCCAACTCGCTCCTCCATCAGTAGAAACCTTTTTTACTATTGTATTTTGTGAAGCTTCATCTTCTCCTTTGGTATAGAATATAATAAAATTACTATCTGATAATTTAATTATTGATGGAAAAGCATTAAACTTTCCATCTGCAATAATCTCTAAATAAGAATTGGAACTAAAAGGAGGATTGATATAATCAATTGCAGTATCCGTTCCATCATTAGAACCGACAGCATCAGTGCTATCTCCATCTAATTTCCAATATGAGACTATGTTATCTGTTAATGCCATATTATGTATGAGTCGTCCAAGTGTTGCCTGGATGAAACTGTATTTCGTTAATAGTTAATCCATATCCTATTATTCTGATTACATAGTCAGTAGTCGTTGGTTGAGCTACTACTATATCTCCTGTTGTTGAAGCATAAACTGGTGCTCCAATCGTAATGTCTGGGAAGTTCGCATCTGCTCTAATTATACCTTCTAAAAGAATTGTAATTGCATCTCCGTCATTTCCTGCTGAAACTGCCATTCCTAATATTCCTCTTCCATCTCCTGTGGCAGCAGCTGCAGCTGAAATATCAACTAACTCCCATCTTGAATCATCTTTATCTAAAGTAATTAAGTCTCCAAAAGCTACTGTAGCCCCAGCTACTCCTGTTACTGTAATACCTGTATATTTGCCATCTGCTGAACCTGCTGGGTCTAAAGCGATTGAAGCGTTTTCTTCTAATGTTAATTTACCTGCACCGATAGATTTGTTAGTGAAACTGTCAGTTGTTGCTTTTCCTACTAAAGTATCATTGGCTAAAGGCAAGGCTAAAGTATAATTAGTTGCTCCTGCATTTGCTGTTGAAAATGTTGTATATCCTGTTGAAGAACCTAAAAGTCTTAATTGTCCTGCATAGCCTGTTGTGTTAGCGTTATCTCCTGTGTTTGTTCCTGATACTGAAGCATCCAATGGTACTGTTAGAGTTTTAGATGTAGTCCCTCCTGCAATCGTAAATCCAACAGCTTGAGAAGCTAAAGTCAATCCGTTTACAGACGTTGGCGTAATTACTCCCAAAGCAAGGGTTAATGCTGGCGTTGCCCCTCCGCTTGAAGTGCCACTTATACCGTTAGCTGTTGCCACAGAAACCGCTGTAACTGTTCCTACTCCTTTTGCGTTTAATTGAGTTTGGATAGATGAGGTTACTCCTTTAACATAAGATAATTCAGTTAAAGATGGATAAGTTGCAAGTGGTAATTCTCCAACTACTCCAGCATTATCATATAAAAGTAATCCTGTCGTTCCTCCTGTAATTGTAGAAGTTCCTATTGTTATATTACCATTTCCTGCCAAATCTACTAAAAGTCTACCTGTTACTGGGTCTACTGCAACAGGCACTGTTGATACTCCATCAACAGAAGAAACTCCTATAAAACTTGCTACTGAATTATTATCTTTTTTTGCTTGTGTATTTGCCATACTATGTTGATTTTATTAGTAAATTTCCGTCAATATCTACTGCTATGGGGATTAATGTCTTCATATCAGAATAATCTAATCCCATTAAAACAGGAACTCCGTTGTTATCCTTAATCGCTGTTGTAGAAGTTGAAGCTGTTCCTGTTGTATCATCAACTACTTTTAAAGCATTATTAACTGGATTTATTTTAATACAAATAGGAGTAATTCCATCAGAATCAAGGACACCAAGGGCAGATGCTACACCGTTATTATCTTTTTTGGATTCCATTTTTTAAAGATATGTTACTGTTATTTCCTGTGCAGCGGTTGCAGTTACAATTGTTAAACCAGTTGTAAATGCTATATCAAAAGTTAAAGTATAAGGAACAAGTGTTGATGGCGATGTAATAGTTCCAACCATAGGATTAGTATCTGTAAGAGCATCATCAACTTTTATTGTTCCAGTGTTCGCTGGTTTTGTAACTGTTATTGAATGTAAAATACCAGAACCAGTTTTTACAAGTGTAGTTGTTGGTGCTGCCAATGTTATATTAGTTTTACTATAAATTGGCATTGTTCTTGAATTTTCATCTATTGGCATATTTACTGACATATTATTTGCGTTTTAATGACCTTTCTAAGGTTTCATATCGGTCATTTAATAATCTTTGTTTTTTAACTAATTCTTTTTCTCTTTGCTCTATATTTTCTTTAGTAGCCTCAATCTGTTTTTCTTTGAAGTCTAATCCTATTTCTCGTTCATTCATTTCAATCTCTTTTTTGGCTATTTGTTCATTGATATTATCTACTTTTAATAAATAATCTTGTTCTCTTTGTTTTAAAATTTGTTCTTTCTGCTCTATCTTTTTTTCTCTCTTTGACAAATTAAGTTTTTTATCTCCTAATTTATCGGTAAAATCTTCTAGTGTTTCTTCTTTAATCTTAATTTGATTTTCTCTTTTAAATAACTCTTCTGTTTTATCTGATGTTTTATCAAATAATCTTTTAATTTCTAATTCCTTTACTGATATTAAATTTTCTCGTTCTTTTAAAGGTTTTTCTAATTCTTTTCGCTCTTGTCTTTTAATAACTAATTCGTTTTCTAACTGTGATATTTTATATCTTAAATCCTTATTCTTTTTTATATAATCTTCTTCTAACTCTGATGATTCCTTTTCATAATCTCCCGCTAATTTTTCAAACTTAATCTGAAGACGGTTAATATCGTATTCAAGATTTTCTTTTTGCTTAACGGGAGATAGGTCTGGTTTAGGAAAAATTCTAAACATTAAATATATTCTTCGTCTTTAGTTTTTCCTTTTGGTCTTCCTGTTGGTTTAGCTTTAAACTTAGGTTCTTTATTCACATCCTCTTTTTCCTCTTCGTTCTGTACTGATGTTTCAGTTTTATTCTCTTCTACTTTTGGAGTTTCTTGACTTGCCTCTCCGTTAGTAATCTTTTCAAAAGTACCTGTTGTCTGTCCTTTTGCTACATTTTCAGCAGAAGTTCCAGGAAAACATTTATCCATTAAATCCTTCATTATCTTTTCTAAATGAGGATTATCTCCTATTTCTCGTTTAGCCAAGTGTAATGCAAAATGTAAAGCTATATCAGCTGGTACATTATATACTTGACCTGATTCAAAAGTATAATTTACATTGTCATACTTCCAAGTAAAATCTGTTAAAGTCCAATTCTTGAATGAAATTTGTTTACTAAATGTTGTCATATTTCGCAGGGATATTTTTACTTTGCTCCCGAGAACAAAGGTTCTTAATTGTTATCTTAGAAGGAGGGTTGAGTTTAGCAACCCTCCAAATAAGCTGATTAGCCTAATACTAGGTCAATCATTGAATACTCTCCTGTAATACCCGTTGCCATTTGATAACCGACAATAGGAGTTTCAGCGATACAAGGGGCTAATGAACCTTCTGTTCCGCCTCTTAATGTACCAACTGCATTACCTGCTACACCTGTTCCTGTGAACAAGCAAGCACAAGCACCTTTTGTTTGAATCCAACCATATTCGCCTGCTGCGATAATATATGTTGCTACTCCTACATTAGCTGCTGTTCCGTTTGTTGGTGTTACAACAACTCCGTTGTATTTAGATTGAACGAAGATTACATTTGAAGCTGTAGTAATTGCTATTACCAATGGGTCTTCTAATGTAACTACGCAACCTGTTGCAGCGGTGACTGCTGTATTACCCTTAACTCTATAAGTATAACCTTGACCTGGTGTTACAACTACTGACATATATCCGCCAGCTAATTGGTCTTTAGTTAATGTTATAGAATCAGAGATAGTAATCTGTGTTCCGCCAATTGCTACGTTTGCAGAAGGTGTTAATCCTCCTGAAGGTTGCATATTAGTAGCATCTAAAGCAACTCCTTGGTAAACTTTACCTGCGACTGTTGCTACTGCTCCATTTTTTACATATCTAAATCCTCTTCCGTCTGGGGTTTCTACATAAGCACCCAAACTCATCTTTTGTGTCGCTGAGCTTTCAAAAATTAATTCATCGGAAAGCATAGGCGAACCTGATAATGTTGTTCTTGACATAAATTTGTTTTTTAGTTAGTTAATTTTATTCGACCTATGTTCTTGCTATTAAAGCGTTATCCTGATAGTTACCAGCAATCATCATTGTTGTTGGTATTAAACCAGCATCTCCTGCTGCACCGAAAGTCTTACCAGTTGTTTGACACATATTGCGAGAGAACATTCCTACGCAACCTGTGGCACTTATAAGTCTTTTTACAGTAGCTGAACCCAATGTTCCTAACGGTCCAAAGTTGTTATTATCTACGATAACTCCATTCATTCCAGAACCTCCTGCTAAATATAGATTTGTATCTACTGAAGCTGTTGGTCCAGAGAAAATGTTTTCTTGGATAACTACATCTTGTGGTACTGAATTTGATGTACCTAATAAGCATACATCGCAAACATTCTTATAAAATCTATTTCCTTTAATAAGAACTTGCCAAGCATCTCCTTGAGCTGTCCAATCAATAGCACCACCAGTTCTACAATCTGTTACAGTTGTTCCTGCACAGTTCTTGAAGTGGTTGCCAATGATAGATGTTCCCAGTGAAGAAACTGCACCTGTTGCTCCATCGCTATTCAAAAGTATAGCTCCATTTAATGGTGCTCCTGCTGTTGAATTTCCATTAACTCCCAGTCCTGTTACTAAACATCCTGGGGCATTAATTGTTATAGCATAGGTATGAGTTGTTCCCGCAGGTTTAATCTGTGGTAAACCCATTTGTGTTCTATTAGCAGAAATTCCTACTAACATCATTCTATCTCCACCAGTTGCGGGAATAGTTACATTCTCTGCATAGCTTACTGGGTCTGATGCTCCAGCAGCCATTTTCCTAGCTTTGACATTGACAATGCTACCTGCTTTTACTAATACGTTTCTTGCTGCAGCTGCAGTGACTGTTGCTTGAATTGTAGATTTTGCAGTAGATGGTGTTAACCCATCTCCTGTATCGCTTCCATTATCTCCATCTACATAATATAGAACAGAGAAATCAGAAGCGAATGATTCTAATCCTCCTGCAACAACCTCAGAAGCCATAACTTTTGCTCCATATTTTAAGCCTGGAACATAATCGTGTAAATAATTCATAGTTTTTTGATTTTAACCCTCTCCCGTCAAGCGGGGTCAAAGGATAAACTTATTAAATTGTTGATATTGCTGTTAATTTTCCGTGTCTTCGTGGGTTCTTTGACCATAGTTCTCCAGCTAAAACAACTCTTCCAACGTAAGCTTGCTGGTTGACTGGTTTTACCCAACCTGTCCAGTGGAAACCTAATCCTTTTACGTTCTCATAGTCGTTATCTTCGAAGTCTTTCTCAACGAATTTAACTGGTTCTGCTTCTGGATACTTTTCAATAGCTCTAAATTCCAAATCTTCTTCTCTTAAGAAGTACATTTGTCCATAACCATTTCCATCCAAAGGAACTTTTCTGTCTGGTACGATACCAAAACCTTTGTAGGTTAAAGTTGTAAATCCAGCTGTTCCAGCTAAACCTTCTTTATTCTGGTTGCGAATTTCAGGGACAGTCATATAAATTCTGTTCTTAGGTTCAATTAACTGTTCATAAAGAGCGTATGTATTCCTATCTGTTAAACCCATAGAAGGAGCAATTGATCCATCTGTAATAGCATTATATAATGTTGCCATTTGAGTTAATGATAGTTTGTTCGAAGCGGCGGCTGTTACTGTTGATTTTAAGGTTGTATATGTAGTTCTTGAAAGACCTCCATAAGTAACTGCTACTGTTGAATCATCAACAATATTAGCTAATCCATTAAAATCTAATGAGCCATTGCCTGTTCCATCTCCATAGAAGATGTTTCCAATATCATCTGCCATATCTTCAGCTGATGATGTCATTTCTGCTTCCGCTAAATCCATTACTCTTTCGTCATCAGTCATATTAACTGCTAAATCTGTGAAAGGAACTGTTACGTCAATTTCATAGAATTTTGCAGGGAACAAGAGATATTGTCTTGTATTGACTGCTTGTGAAGGCAATGTTTGAAAACCAGTGAAAGAAGTTCCATTTGTGTTTTTAACAACTTTAATGGATTTCTTAATCTGTTCTCCTCTCCATTTTTCAGGAGATGTAAGTATCTTCTCTGTTAAAGGATTTTCTCTTAAAACAGTATCGGTTACTTTTGGAAGCAAATATGTGTTTGTTAATGTATTAAGTCGTGACATATTTGTTTATTTAATTTAGTTATTATTGAGCATCTCTCCAACTACCATTTCTTAGACTTCTTCTTGTAACTGTTGGGATAGTAGATTCTTTTGCATTGACCTTAGTCTTTATCAAATTTCCTGCTACTTTCTTTTTAATTTCAATATTTTTGTCTTCTACTTTGGGTTGAAGTTGATGCATTAAATCAAGAGCTTTGCGAAGGTCATAATTATCATTTGCGTCTAAAAGAGAACCAGCTCCATATTTTGTCTGAAAGTCAACTATAAATTTCATCAACTCATTGGTTTCAAAAGTTAATCCCTCATCTTTCATATCCTCAATTTCTTGGTCTATGAATTTTTGAGCTTCTTCTGAACCTTTGACTTCAGATTGCTTTTCGTTTCGAATTTCTTCTAAAACTTCAGCTTTAATACGGTCTTTTTCTGCTTTTGTATTCTCTTGATAAGTACGAAAGGCATCTTGTGATTCTTTTGTATCACCATAGCTGTTTATCCACCATTGTGGTAGAGTTTCAGTTTTTGGCTCTTGCTTAGATGCTTTTAACGCCTCAGTTTCTTTTGCAATGGTTTCTAATCGTTCTTTTAATTCACGGTTAGTTTTACGCATTTGCATCCACCTCCAGCGTTCCTTATCTGTAGGCTGTTTATCGTCAGGATTAGCTATATCCTTCTTTTCTACAACCTCTTGTTTTTTCTCGGTGATGGTCTCCGCTCCAGTTTTCTCTGGCTGTTCCACAACTTCTTGGCTTTCGCCTTCGTTTGAAACTTCATCAAATATATTTTCTGACATAATTTGGCAATGGCTGTTTTAGATTTTGTCAAGGCACAACTAAGGAAGCCTGTTAATGTTATCAGTGTTGTTTTATTTATGACACAACAAAGAAAGTCTTTTATTCTTCTATCGTTTCAGGAGTTTCTTGAATTTCTTCTTGATTTACTCCTTCGTATTTAGAACACTCTTGTTCTTGTCTATCTGCTTCTTGAATAAGCTCTTGGTCTCCATATTTCTCTCCTGCTTCTCTTAAAAGTTCAATTAAGTGTTTGTGTTCCATTAAGAAATCTTGCTTATCCATTTCTACTTCGTTGCCTTCTTCTTGAGGCATACCTTCATTTGGTTCTGGCTGTTTTTCTCCTCCAGCCATTTTACCGATTATATCTTTTTGATAGTTCATATTATGCTATATTATTTCTATTTTTAGGAATATATTGTTTCTCTTGGTCTAATTGTTCTTGAGATTTTCTCTTCAATATTATATTTAATTTAGGTTTTTTCTTAAGAATAATTGTAGGTTTCTTTTTATCTACATTATCTATTGCGTTGTCTATTAGATTATCCATATTTCTTTTTTATATATTTTGATTGCGACCTTTTATTTAGTATATTTCTTAATAGCTTTTTCCTGATGCTTTGTATGAATTTTTTGAACACTTTTTTTAAAATGTTGCTTTTGTATCCTATTCATAACTTTCTCTGCTTTTGTTTTTGAACGTGGTAATGAATAATCCATATTTTTATATTTTTACACTACTTAATAATTGACTTGATTCTTGTTGAACTGGCGTAGGTTGAGTAGGTGGTGTTTCTGGTGCGCCAACTGCTATTGGGGGTTGACCTGATTCGCTTCCTCCTCCTCCTTCTGGTATCTGAGCTACCATGGGTGGCGGTGCTACTCCTAAGAATTGTTGCATATATTGCTGTGGTGAAGTCTTGAATACCATTAACTTCATTGCTCTTTCTTGTGGATTTGGGTCTTTTAATGCTTCAAACAACGATAATGGGTCATAAGCTCCTTGTTCCCATAATGAAACTGCTGTGTTGTAATGTGAAAGCTCATCTTCTGGTATCATACTGCCGTTCTGTGTAACTACTATCATCTTTCTTTCTTCCCCTAATGCTTGAAACTCTATATTAGACAATGTAATCATCTCTTGAGCATTATTTGAACCCATTACAGAGATTAAATGAGGTGTATCATAATATACATACATCATTTGCACCCATTGGTTAAATATCCTTGATGAAGCTACTTCTAAATACTCTGAGACTCCTCCTCCTGTACGAGAACTATCGTTATTACCAGCTATAATCTTACCTCTAACAGTAGTCTCCTGTTCTGTTCCTTGTGCTGTACTACCAGATGCTCCAAATCGGCTCATAAAGCGTTGTCTGGCATCGTTTAATGATTCAAATAATACTGCTGGCAAAGCTGGTTGTTCCAAAACCTTAATAATCTTGTTAGGGTCTCCAGGGGTCATTATTGTTCTACCCTGACGTTTAGCTTCTGCCACTTGAGCTCCTTGTTCTTTTGAAAAGAACGTACTATCTATCGCTATTCCACCATTTAAGTTATCTGCATTTCTATCAATCTGTTTTAACCTCTTATTGATATTATCTTGAGTTGTAAGCCCTTGCTGAATTAAATTAGTCTTATCGCAAGGTTCATCTCCCAAATCAAATACTGTTAAGAATACAAAAGGTATTTTAGGTCTTGCAAAATGATTAAATCCGGGAACTATTTTAGATATAGGGTTGCCCATTTCATCAACTGTTTGTGTCTCTTGAGGATAGTTAAAATGAGGATTTTTACTCTTGCTTAAAACTATATTATTAAGAGTATAAAATACAAATTCATCAGTCCACCATTGTCTATAACCCATTAAAGAACCTAATTTATCTCCACACTCTCGTTTAATTAATTCTGCTTTATCAGGAAATCTAACTAACAAATTTGAAGCTGTGTCTTGCTTTCTAATCCCTAAGAACTCTCCTGTATATTCTCCGTCTTCAATAGCACAATGATGGTCTAGTATTAAATCTTTAGGATTAATGGCATTAACCACGATTTCCGCTTCTTCTGCATTATATCCACATTCCCAAGCTCCTAAGAACCTTAATGACCAATGTCTTACTCCTCTCTTAAGTTTAGTTTTAAGATGGTTGTAATCTGCAAGATATTCCAATCCCATTTTTACCTTATCTCCTAAATCTTTCATTTCTTGAGTAGTATCGGTCATTACAATCGGTTCTGGGTTCTGTTGAGTAGCCAAAGGTATCATTGTTTCTAATCCCTCAAAGATAATGTTATCTACTAAAGGTCTCTTATCGTTTTCGTAATCGGTATCAGGAAACTGTCTTCCCATCCAATATCTTGAATTTATATCTCCAGCATTATGTATCCTTGCTTTTGTTTCACTGTTAGAATACAAATTCTCCCAAGATGTCTTGAGTTTTAAAAGTTCTTCATCGTCTTTCTCTAAAGTTAATTCGCCTAAATCTTCAATAACTCCCTCTTTCTCGTTGTCTTGTTTACCACGAGTTTTATTGAATTTAGCGAATAGACTGTTATAACCAGCTGTGAGTATGCCCAATGTAGTTTATGTTAATTTATATTCTTAAACCGAGATTTAACTAAGCAGGGTGTGTCTCGGTTTGAACTCATAATGAGTATTAAATCCCTGTTTAAAAACATAAAAAAAGCACCTTTTTAGGTGCTTTCCTTTTAATCGGAAAAGCTAATTAGATTATTCTAAGTTAATTATAGTTAAAATTTAGCCTTTGTCAATAGTTTCTTTTTATAAGCCTTTCTGGTCAATTCTGCTATGTGTTTCTTGTTAAATTGGTATTTACAATTGTCGCTACAATAAATCTTTTGACTATTGAATGGGGTTGATTTAATTATTGTTGGACAATTAAGACAAATTCTTTCCATATTTTTTTGAATAAAGTTGTCTAATAATACGACTAATACCTCCCGATTCATCAAAGTCTATAATAGCACTTCCACCTCTTACATCGAACACTCCTTCAGCCTCCATCTCTCTAAATTGGTTATAATACTTCTGAAACAATAAAAACTGTTCTGCATCTAGTTCACTTAATTCTACTGCTACATAACCTTTTGGCATATTAGTTATATCTATAATCGTCTTCTCTATTAGTTATTTTAGGTGGCGTAAGAATAATCCCACCTGTATGTCCTGTATAGTCACGAACTGGGGCTTCCTGTACTCGTGGCTTATCTTCTTTACCTGCAAACATACTTTCCTTTTGGGAAAACCTTTCTATACCTATTCTCCAATAGACTAAGGCCAAAAACCAGTCATCTCTATCGCTTCTCTGCCATACATATACTAAATTACCCAATCTATCTTCTTCTACTGTTCTAAATATATGAGAACAATGTATCCATAAATTCCACCATTTATTTAAGTCTCCATATAGAGGAATACGTTTATCATTCATTTCATCAACTACAAGTTGTATCATACGATTTCTATCACAAGCCACTCTTCCTGTTTCATCTCCCTCTCCCCATTTAATCAAATTCATTGATTGCTTGTCCTGCCTAAAAGAACATAGAAATACTCTACCTGAATTATTCTGTTGAAACTCTCTCATTCCAATTATATCTCCTCCAGCGTCTGCTACCATTATCCAATCATCACCATATTTGTCGCATATCTTTTGTAAATCTACATAGTTATCACATTCTCCTGTTTCAAATAAGCCATTAATATCGCCTACTTGGTATCGCAGTTTAACTCCTGTATCAAGCCCAATAATAACTCTTCCTCTTCGTTGGTACTCTGAAGTAAGCAAGCTCTTAATTGTTTCAAGTGTGATTTTAGATTGGGCGTCAGCATAAGGGAGTGCGAGCACGAAGTTATGAAAGTATTGGGGGTCCTTCTCTTTGAAGTCTTTAATAATTTTTGAAGCGGGTATCCAAGGACATATAAGTTGGCTAATATGATAGCCAGAGAATTCTGCTTCTGGGTATCGTTTACGCCATTGCCCTTTACGTCTTTGCTGGTCGCTGATTTCTGCTTGACAGAATTTGCATACATATATTCCTTTTTCTTGATTAATACTTATAGGAAACTCTAAGAATTGCCATTTATCACAGAAGTTGCAATGTACAAACCATTCCTTTTGGTCTGACTTCTGCCAATACTGGTCTATACCTGCTCCTACAATGCTTGGGTGGCTAAAATACCATCTCCAGCCATTCATAGAGGCTTGCTGACGAGTTTCATACTGTGTTATAACCTCTTTATTACTTGCATCAACCTCATCGTGAAGATTAAGCTGTGAAGAAACCATCATAGCCTGTTTAGTTGTCCAAGTACCTCTAAAATAGATTATATTATCGCCTACTTGCTTCTGTTCAATCGTGTCGTGGTCTTTAATCATATCAAGCATTGCTGGATTTTGAGCTATAATACGGTTTATCTTACCACCAACCATATCTGTAATATCTCCTACTGTTGGAAGGGTATAAATAATATCTCTTCTTTCATATTTAGCTACCCAAAATGCTTTAATTGTCTCTAATACTGTTGCTCCTACCTGTGGAGCTTTTAATATAGCTTGAAGAGGGCTCATATCCTCAAGAATATCAATCATAAACTCTCTATCTGCAAACTCTAATGGTAAACCTGCCTCGTTTTTAATGTCGTTAGCCTTAATCCATATAAAAGGACTTACTGTTTCTAATTCTTCAACTGTGATGTTATCAGGTAGTTCCATCTTTTAATTCTTTTAAAACCCTATTAGCTAATTGTTTTAAACTTTCTCGCTTAGCAATATCTATATTTAATTGAATACTCTTCTCTGGTGCATAAGCACCTTCAACTTTAAATATTTCTTGAGCAGCTTTTAATTTATTACTTTCTCGTCCATTTATAAGAATGTTACCAATTGTTTCTTTTGCCTTTGGAATATTAAAATTTTCTTGATATGCAACACTTTCGGTTAATTTTTGAGGAGTTTTTGCTGTCTTATCAGAATATCCGGCATCTCTCATAGCTTTACTAACGATACCACCATTTTCCACTATGTTTTTAAACGCCTTTCTCTGTCTTAATGTTGCCATAAACTTGTTCATATCCTGGCATTCCAGGTTGAAGAATATCTTTTGCGTATTTAGACCTTTCTTGACTATTGTTGCGTTCCCAAACACCCGATAAAGATGAATTACTACAATACTCACAACATCTCTTGCCTTGTTTATACTTTATAGTATTTGTATATTGTCCGCAATCACATTTAAACATTTATTTTATATTATGAAACTCATTATATTTTATTTGTAATTCATCCATATTTTCTTTAAAACATTGGTAAACCCCATATAAAATACAACCTTTGTTGAAACATAATCCACCATTCATTCCCATACTTAAATCGTTTCCACATTTATTACAGCTGTGTTTATATGTAATTTTAGGCTTTCTTTTAAATAAATTAAACATAATTATTCTTCTTTATTATTAGGTTCTCGTTGCATAGCGATAACCCCCTTTGAACCTATAAATGATATTGCAAAGCTTACTGCATTTTCTAAAGCACATCTTTCAACCTTAACTGGGTCTATAATCCCCTGTTTTACTAAATTAACAAATCCATTATGTTCTGCATCATATCCTATGCAATTTCCTTTAAAATCTTTTAATGCTCCAACAATTTCTGCATAGTCTTCTCCAGAGTTTTCAATGATACTTTTTAATGGAGCTTTTAAAGCCTTACTCAATACTTTTTCTCCTATGCTATTTCCTAATTTATTAGAAATTCTATAATAAGACATTCCTCCTCCTTCTACTATTCCTTCTTCTAAAGCAGACTTTACAGCATTAACCGCATCTTCCATTTTAAGATATTTAGGTTGCATTTCGTTAGAAGTCTTTGCTCCTACTGATATGACCGCAATCTTATTATCTAATCTTCCAATTCTCTTTTCAATTAAATCATATTGATTTTCATCTTTGGTACTTGATAGTTCTTCTTTAAGTTCTTGTATTTTCTTTTTTGGATTTCCTTTACCGTTAAGGATAATAGTCTTATCTGAAGTAGCAGTTATTCTTCGTGCAAATCCTAAATCTTTAACTTCGGCTTCTGATAACTTTGAACCAGCTTCGTTTGATATATATTTAGCTCCTGTTATTAAAGCTACGTCTTGAAGTATCTCTTGCTTTTGACTGTTGGCTTTAACTACTAAGCATTTAAAATTACCTAAGTTTCTATTAAGTAAAATTGTATTGAGAACTGGTGTATCTATTTCGCTACAAAATAGAACAAACTGTGTTACTTTTTCCTTCATCAATTTCTCACAAATAGGTACTATTTCCGGCACATTATCAATCTTGCTTCCTACAACTAATACTCTTGTATTTTCGTGAACAGCTCTTCCGTTTTCTGACATAAATGGGCTTGCAAATCCTTTAGCGACTTCATATCCTTCTACTGTGCTGATTTGAGTTTCTGGTAGATTACTTTCTTCAATAGATATTATTCCATCTCTTCCTACTGCTTTAAAAGCATCTGCTATTTGTTGTCCTAATTCTTTTGATGAAGCTGATAGTGTGGCAATTTCTAAAATTTCTTTGTCAGTCTTTAAAGGTTTTGACATTCCTTTTAATAAACCAATTGCCTTGTTTTTTGCTTGTTCTAAACTCCTTTTTAAATCTATTGGATTACCAGCATATTTCATTCCTTCTTCAACCAATGCGTGAGCTAAAACTATTGATGTTGTTGTACCGTCTCCTGCTTCTTGGTTAGTTTTCCTTGCAACTTCTGCAATCATTTCAATTCCTTGTCTTTCAATATCGTCTATGTCATCAATGTGATATCCAGTTAAGCTATTTACAATTGATACTCCATCATCACTGCTTGTAGGAACAAGAAACCCCCTGTCTATAACAACTCCTTGACCCGATACTCCTAATGTTGAAATAACGCAATTGTAAACAAGTTGAATACCCTTAAATAATTTATCTTTACTATTCTTACCTAAAATTATTATTTTTTTCATAGTTAAATAATTGCAAATATAGTTTCGTAATTAATAAACCAATAATCTTGACCTTTTATATTATATTTTATTCCTTTGAATGTATCAAAAATTACTTTATCTCCAACATCTAAATCTTCTGCCTTATCTCCAACAGAAACTACCTCTCCTTCACGAATGTTTACTTCACCTAAAGCTACGCCCTTATTAGGAATTTCTTTTAAAACAACAAACTTATAATTAGCTTGCAACTTTGTTTTCATTTTTTTCTTCTTTAATTGGTTGATAATCTACGATAGATAAAGGGGATTGTACTATTTGAAGTTTATATTTAGCACATAACTCGTAATAATCACTTGTGAAGTTTTTAACATTTTGCTCTTGTTGTTCTTTTATTATATCTGTTGATGATAAATGTTTTGACATATTATTTTATTTTTTTATCAAAATTACTATTTAATGAATTTTTAAAATTTTCTTCCTCCTCTGAAAAACCAACTATAAAACCTTGTTTATGCAATAGTTTGTCTTTAACTTTTTGGAGCTCATCTTTTATATTTTCTCTAAAAGGATTAACTAAAAGACCTATAATCATTCCTAAAGCAAAGTATAATAGTTCTAACATAAATAAAAACCTAAAACTTATTCAGCCTTAGGCGTTTCTTTAATTTCTTCTTTGATAATTTCTTTAATAACTTCTTTTTCTTTCAGTTGAAGATTTATTGCAGGAATAATTTCAACTCCATACTTAATTTGAAGAGCTTTTAATTCAATGTTAAATTCTTCTATTTTTTCTTGTGAAATCATATTTTTTTTAATTTAATTGTTTACTTATATTTTAAATCTTAATTTTAACCTTGTCAAGCTAATAATTTAATTTATAAAATACACTAATAGTTCTCTCCGCCCTGTTTCTATCCCATTCATCTTCAAAATCTGTTATAAGGCATACTGTAATTAAGGCCAAAGGAAACATACACAACCTAAACGGATAAGTGATTATATTACGGATTAATTTTATTGTTTTGTATGTCATTTTTTAAATTCCCACATTGCCACTACCATAGTGTTCAATGATTTCAGTTTTTGTTTTTATTATTTCAAATTGATACCCCCAATCTCGTAATTTTTCTACAAATTCACATATCTCTTTTTTCCTTTTTTCCAATTCTTCTTTATTTGGTCTTATTTCTAATTTTGCTATTGGATTTATACTCATTTTATTAGATTTAATAATTTATCTATTTTCAGTACAACATCTCTTCTAACATTGATATCTGGGTCTGTAATAAATATTTGTAAGTCTTTTATCATCTCCCTTACCTCTTTTTTAGAGATGAAGTTTAATCTTACATAATCCCTAATATTATTTACAACATACTCTTCTCCGTGAGATTTATTAAAACCTTTGAATAAGCTATAAATAAACTTTTCAAACTCTTTCTCCCATTCTCCCTCTGGCGTTAGGGATTGATGGCAAGGACAAAGACATTTTAATTTATGTTTTATTCCTAATTTTTCTAATTTATAAAAATCTTTACAATTATTACAACACTTTTTGTTTTCCATATTTTTGCTTCTTATTAAAAGTATTAACCCTTAAAAACTAATTTCCTCATATCTTCAAGGTGTTTTTCTGTGGCTTCAAGTTTTCCTTCAACAAATTCTTTTTTCGGGTTTATTCCTAATTCATTTAAGGCACTTGCGAATTCTTGTAGTTGTTCTATGTCTAATTCTAATGATGGTTTTTCTGGCTGTGCTCCAATCTCGTATATTTTGCCATCTAACATTTTCATTTTCCCATCAAAAGTTTGGCGGAATATATAAATATCTCTTTGTAGTTTGAAACCTCTGTCTATTATTTTTATGTTCCAATTTGTATTCATAGTCTTATTTATTAAAAGTATTAACTAATTGGCATATTGCTCCAAGCGTGAAACTTCTTCCCATAATAAACTACTAATATCCATTGTCTTTTAAATCGCCCGACAACATCATATTTTTCAAACTTAAACCCATACATTCGCCTGTTGTCTTTTGTTATGTAAATCCATCTTGGGTATTTCATATTTATTAAAAGTATTAAATCTAATATATATAAGGGGGCTACTCTCCTTTCCAAAGATGCTCGTAAGCATAATGTTTTTCGTAATCTTCTTTTTTCCAAAATTTCTTTCCACATCTACATTCTTTTCTAAATAAATGATAATACGGCTCTTCAATGGCTGGCACCCATTCTCCTTTTTTATTTTGTGTTGATATTGTCATCTTCTTCTTCCTCCGCCTTATTTTATTCGTGCGAGAGGGTTTAATGTTTTTTAATTATTTCATTTGAAGATATTTGTTAAATCCAGAGCCATTCTACCTCTCTGGTCAGCACATTTCGTTTTTTTGGCGTCAGGAACGGCTAACCTGCCTATTACCATTTGCTATGGTTGCTGTACTGTTCTCATTATCAGGACGAGATAAACCACGATTAGTGTGATTGATGAAGAGATGGGACCCCACAAGTTGCCTTGTGAAGAGAATAGATGTTGCAACATCGTTCCAACTCCCCCGAAGGGTAATCCCATCTTCTCACCAACCAATATTTAATTACTTTTTACGAATATTCTCTAATTTATTTATAAGACGATTAAATTCCGCAGATTTATTTTGTTCTTCTTGTGTTGGTTTTCCAAAACCTCTTAAAAAACTCAATGTTTCTTTTTCTGCTACAATAAGAGAGATTAAGTAAAGTACCTCTTCTCCTGTTATCTTCTCCTCTTTTTTGTTTTCTTTTGGTGTTGGCATAGTTAGTTAAACTAATTCTAATTCTTCAAATTTTATCCACAATAAATCATTTGTTGAATCTGGTTTTCCAATTCTATATTCATATTTAAAGCTTTTAGAATCTTTCGGCATATAAGCATCTTTTACAATAAATTGTTCTCTAATCCCCATATTAATATAAGATACAATATCCCCTATTTTTATTTGTCTATACATATTCTTAGGAACTTAATCCCTGTTTAATTTAATATTTTTCCATCCACTAATTTACCTTTTTCGGTAAGTAATTTAATAGCTTATGCAACTTCATCGTCTTCTTTAATTCCTGTAATTCGTTCAAATAATTCTGCATCAAAGTTTGGGAGACTTTTAACCCAATCCTTAAACTCATTACTCACTGTTTTCCAACCCTCTGCCCAAGCATCTTTATAACTTAAAACTTTTAAATATCCTCCGATTTGATTACAGATGGAATTATCTTTTATTTCTTGTTCGGTCATTTCTTTTTTATCTTTCCATACTGAAACTGGAAATTTGAACTTAGGTTGCGAGCCATACACTTTGTCAAAAACTTCTTTTGAAACTTCTTTATTAAATATCCTATAATTCTTCTGATAACCTTCTCCTTTACTTTTGTATTTTCCTTCTCCTAAACAGAATATCATTTTTTCTGACATTTTTAACCCGTAAGAAAATTTGCAGAAGTTGCAGGAGTAGCAGGAGTCGCAGGAGTAGCAGGAGTTGCAGGAGTTGCAGGAGTTGCAGGAGTTGCAGGAGTTGCAGGAGTGGCAGAAGTAGCAGGAGTAGCAGGAGTTGCAGGAGTAGCAGGAGTTGCAGGAGTTGCAGGAGTTGCAGGAGTCTAAATTTTTACAATTTTTATTATTATCTGACATTTTGTTCTGATGTGATTATTTGTTTTCACAATCAGTTTTAATTATTATTGTTCAGCTTCTTCAGGGTTTTCTAATTTATATATTGTTTCCATCAATTCAATCGTTTTATCATCATAATCAACAATATATGGGAAATCGTGTTCTCCTTCAACTCCTTGTTCTGTCCCATCTTCAAAGACTATTTCTGTTATCTTAAAAGTTGGTTCATCATATTCGTTTGATAAATATCCAACAATGTCTTTTATCTTTTTTCCACTTATTTTTGTAAAACTTTGAAGATAATCACTTCCTTCGTGTAAATATTGTTTTGTTTCTTCTTTATTCATCTTTTTTCTGACAAGATTATTTGTTTTCTGTGTCAGGGGTTAGGGTTTCATTTTTATATATTTCAAGAAATTTTAGATATGAGTTTTTTTTTGCTTCTCTCCATTTTTTACTATGGGGTTGTCGTCTTTCATTTTGACTCATTGGCATTGAATACTTTTTATCAAAACAATGCCCTAAAAATCCAGTAAATAAATCTTCACTATCCCGTTCTTCTTCCATTATAAGTTGTCCGTAATCTACACCCAAACAAAATATGTCTAATAAATCTTCTTTTTTCATATATTTTTATCGCACTCGGGCAAGACTCTTTGCCAAAGTGGGGTTAGATTATTTACCTTGTAATGCCAACTCTACGCTTTCAACTGCTTTCCAACCGATACTTTGTTCTGCCCAAGTTTCTTTTTCTTTTTTTATAACTTCCATAACATCTTTTAGACTAATCATTGGGTTATCTTCTCCACAGATTACTTTTCCATAATGTTTTATTATTTTTTCCATCTTATTTTCCCCATCAACTTATTTGGTTGGGAGGGGTGTTAATTATAATCTTTTTCATTTTCTCTACAACAATTCCCAGTCATAACAACTTTTTCATAATGTTCATCACAATATGCTGATTGACAATAGCTACCTAAACAAACTGGTTCTTGATGTTTTTCTCTTTTAGCTTTTATTGATACACATTTTATTGAATTATAGACACAGCAGAAAGCGTGATATAAGATGTTCCAAGCGTTGATGTTCCCAGCGGTGATGTCCCAAGCGTTGATGTCCCTAGCGTTGATGTCCCTAGCGGTGATGTCCCCAGCGTT